ACTGGGCGGAAACGGCCGGTATACCCGCTCGTCGCTCGCCAAGCTTTCCCATTGTTCCCTGACGAAGGCGGGCCACACGTTGAAGTAACCCTGCACGCGCACGCGCGGCAACCGCCGTGCCGTTTCGGCGGCGTCGGCAAACCGGGCAGCGATGTCGTCAACGGTCCAGGTTGTCATGTGCATTCCTCCTGTTGCTCGATTGCCCAGCACAGCAGCAGGAGGGCATCTGCTTCGTTGTCGTCGGCCGGCATGAAGCCACGCGCGACGGCTGCCGCGATCATGTCGTCCTTGCTGGCGTTGCCGCGGCCTGTCGCATGCTTCTTGATGGTGCCGACGGGAACGCCCTGGTAAGGAATCGCGTGCTGTTCACACCATGCGGTCAGGTGCGCCATGAAGCCACCGTAGGCATGTGCGGCGTCGACGCCGGCATGGCGCCGCACCTCTTCGAAATGAACGAGATCGATGCCACCGGCGGCTTCCCGGATGTCTGCGAGCCAGCGCTTGAACCGCAGGTAACGCATGCCACCGCCTTCGAAGCGCTGAGGTTTGAACGACTGGGAACCGCTGGTGACGGTACCGTCGCGCGAGCGCACGGCCCACCCGGTCGTCGTGCCCAGATCGAGCGAGAGAATGGTCCGCATCAGACAGTCCTCCGCACCAGAGCACCCCTACGTAGGTCGGGGAACCCCGTTGGGTTCCCTACTACGTAGTAGTAGGGTGAGCACTTGGATTCTGGGAAGAGGTCGCAAACCCGCATGGATACTGGGTTTGAGATCAGAATCCGAAGATTCCGGCGCAGAATCCATTGGATTCTGGAATCTCGATTAAGTGATTGATTTTTATCGTTTTGACTGTCCAGCCAGAATCCAGAATCCGGCACGCCCGGATTCTTGGAACGGCTGACATCATGCGTCGGGATGATCATCGTCCTGGTCCTCTTCTTCCTGGTAAATCCAAATTTCGGAGTTCTCGACCGGCAGCACGGCGCCGCTTTGCCGGCACTTGTAGTGGGTGGGCAGCACGGGCACGAGTGCCTCATGCACTTCGCCGGTGTCGGGATCCGGCTCGCCCGCAGGGCGCAGCAAGGCCATGTCTTCCACGCACAGGTAGCCGAACTTGCTGCGCGTCGGCACCTGCAGGCCGTAATCGCGCGGATTCTGGAAGAATTTGACGTAGCCTTTGGTGGCGAGCACACCGATGCGCTCGGCGACAGTGGATCGCCCGCCGAGGCCGGCCCGGTTCTCGAAACTCTCGGCGAACTGCGTGACGGTATAGGCACGGCCGCGCTGCGCTTCGTCGAACAGCATCTGGAGGATCACGTCGTGCTTGCGGCGGCGTTCCGCGTCCAGCTTGCCGCCATAGTCCTGTTTGACCAGCCGCTCCGCCTGCGGGTCGAGCTCGTGCCACGTTTGATGACCCGGCGCGCCGCTCTTGTCGATATGCTTGGTCGGGATGCCGGGTCCATTGCGCAGCTCGTAGATAAGCTGCCGCGTGGTCCTGCTTTCGTCGGGACGGAACAGCAGCATGCCGGTGGTGTAGTAGCCGCGCAGGCTGCCGGCGCCGGCGAGCGCCTGGAATGGATCCTCCTCGAACTGCTTCTTGGAGAGCTTCTTCGTATGGTGCGCGAGCACGATGCCGGCCTCCGGGTTGACGGCATCGCGCAGCCGCTCGACGCGCTGCGACAGGAAATACAGCATCGCGTTGTTGTCGTTCTCTCCGCCTTCGCTTCCACCGTCGAAGACGTTGCGGATAGGATCGATGGCGATGATGTCGGGTTTCTCGCCGCCAAATGCGCCGCAGATCGCCGGGATGATCCGTTGCAGGCCATGTTCGTCGAGCACCAGGCGTAACTGGGACGTGACGACGAGGTTGCGGCGTGCCTCGATCATCCTCGATGCCGGGAGGCGGATGTCGCGCATCCGCTCGCGCAGGTAGTGATACTGCACTTCGGCCTGCAGATAAAAGATGCGCAAGGGGCGGGCGGGCCGCATGCCGAGGAAGGGAGCGCCCGCCGCCATATGTGCGAGCCAGGACAGCAGGAAATCACTCTTGCCGACCTTCGGCGCGCCGCCGAACACCAGCATGCCCGCAGGCGTCAGTACGCGCGGACCGACGATGTCCGGCGGGATCGGGCTATCGTCGTCCAGCATCTCGCCGAGCGAGAACACCGGCAGCGAAGCCGGGGCTGCCTTGATCGTCGCACGTGGCCCGTCATCGACGAATTCCTTGCAATCGAAACCTTCGGCCACGGCATCGGCAGCGTCCCATTTCTCCGGTTTCGATTCTGGCGGCAGGAGGATGGCAACCGACAGGGCGCCTGCTGCGATGATCGCCTGGGCCGCGCTTTCCGCGTAATCCCAGCCGGGAATGTCCTTGTCCGGCCAGATCAGAACGTGGCGGGCGGACAGCGGCGACCAGTCGGTCTTGTCGACCGGCGCCTTCGCGCCATTCATCGCCGTGGTTGCGCACAACCCCTGATCGATCAGCGCCTGCGCGCATTTCTCGCCCTCTGCCAGGATCACGGTCGATGCCTTGACGACCGCCGGCAGGTTGTACAGCGGACGTGGATCGGGCGCACGCCACGCGCGGGCACGCACATCCCACGGCCGGAATTCCTTGCCCGTCGGCGGATCGTACCGGTAGACGCAGGCGATCAGTTCTCCGGTGGCCGTGGTGTAGTTCCATTTCGCCGTATAGGGACCGAGTTCGTCCATGGCCGGCCGACGGGTATCGCGCTGTGGCACCATATCGACGGGATGGATGCCGAGCCATTGCTGGACCTCGGCAGCGATGGCCGGGAAATCCGCACGGGCCGACAGGCCACGCACACGAGCCCACAGATCGAACAAGTCACCGCCTTCGCCGGTGGCGAAGTCCTTCCACAGACCGGCATGTGCACCATCCACTTCCACCACCAGGCTCTTGCCCGGATTGCCATCGACATCACCGACGTGAAATTTCCCTGCGCGCAGGCGTCCTTGCGGTAGCAGGTAATGCAGCACGGCTTCGATGCGCGCAAGCAAGCCTTGCCGCAGCGCGGCGGTATCTTCCCGGCGTGCGCCCGGATTGTGCTGCTGTGCGGCGTCATTGAAATCGAGCCAGGCATGGGAGGGCGTCGTCATTCCTTTCATGCCGGTTTCCGTCCCCAGCAACGGTCCTGCCAGTTGCACATGCGGCATTCCAGATGTGTCGGGTCGATCGCCATCCTGGGCAGCAATTCGCCTGCATCGGTCGCCTGCAGGATGCGCAGCGCGCGGTCGGACATCCGCTGTGCCAGCGCAGCATCAAAGGGCACGCGCTCGAAGTACAGTTCCTGCGTATCCTTGTTGATCGCGGTGAACAGCGCAGGGTTGTCGGACAACCCGGGCACCGCCGGCTCCATGTACGCCTGGTAGATGGCGATCTGCGCCGCATACACGGGTTTGGCGAGCGTGACGCCGCGCTTGACGCAGTCACGCCAGTTCTTGTCATTCATCGTTTTGCATTCCCAGAGCGCCGGATACTGCAGACCGAGCGCAACCGGTCCGCCGGCGAGAATGTCGTCGACATGACCGCGCACTCGGCCCTTGGCGACCGAGAAGCCGAACTGCTCGCCGTTCTGGCGCCGCGTGTAGAGATCGAAGCCGGCGACACGCAACCACTGGATGATCAGGTCTTCCAGCACATGGCCGACCGCAAAGATGCGCAGCGTGCGGCCGGGCAGCTCCCGGCCGGGATCCACCGGCGCCTGGGCGTACTCGTATTGCAGCGCGCGCTCGCAGGCGACACCGAGCCGTGACGCGCCGAGATAGTCGCGCGGCGTCTGCCGGCTTTGTTCGTCCTGCAAAGCGCAATCCAGCAGCGCCGCGACCTGCTCATGGAATTTGGTTTGGTGATTGAAGTCGAGCATCAGAACGGTACTCCCGACGTGTTTGCAGGTTGCGGACGACACGCGAGACGCGCTTCGAGAAAGTCACGGTCCTGCTGCGCCAGGCGCTCATGCTCGACCGTCATGCGCTCCTGATACGCCGTGACGATGACGTCGATCAGACCCAGGATTTCGTCCTTG